GTCAAGGAGCTCAGGAATGCCTAGTAGAAGTCGTTCTTTCGACTCTAGACGAATCCTTAACGGAAGCGTTAAGGTTCTTTCGACAGGCTACACGTATAGAAACGTGGGAGCCCTAGGCGAGAGCGGAACCTGCGACGATGTTGTAGGGAACCGAGAAGCGGACAACCCGCTGACGGTATATCGACGCATTGATGCAGGGGAAGTTCTTTCGGGATACGTCATAAACGCGGCGGGTAATAAAACCCGTCTCGTGGCTGACCTAATTCCCGATGGGATCTGTGCGGCCTTTCGGCCCCAAGATCCGCGATCCATGTTCCCCCGGCCTGACTTCCAAGTCGAGGCACCGGCATGGGTTCGTAGGTTAATGCCCCTACAACCGGCGGTGAATCTTCCCGCTGTTATAGGTGAGAGCAAAGACCTCCCTGAGCTGATTACCGGACTCCCAGAAATGATCTTAGACTGGGGTCGAATGCGCTTCGGCAAACACGCCGGTAAGGCCGAGAGGGCGGGCAAAGTCGCCCGCCAGGCCGCGCAGTCAGTCGGTACCGCGAATTTGTGGTACCGATTCGGTATGTCCCCCACGGTAGCAGATGCTCTTGCTATGCTGGGCTTCATGGATTCTCTTCGGAGAGCCCTTGTTGAACTGCTAGCACTGAAGCATCGTGGGGCCGTGAAACGCTCGCTCCGACTTCCCCCCGGACGACATCTGAAAGAGGATGGTCAGATGACCACACACTCTGCAGGTATCGTCACTCGTCACAACAGGGTGCGAGTCTATAACTCGCGTTCCTGGGTGACAGCCAGGTGGGTACCCCTTATTCCGGGGTACTACAGTTCGATGGGCAGAGATGCCATCATCGATCTGGCAATGAAGAGGCTACTGGGCTTGTCGCCCTCTGGCCTTCTTGATGCCTGGTGGGAGCTCCTTCCGTGGAGCTGGCTTACGGATTGGTTCGCCAGAATACAGCGGATGCTGCAACTGGTGGGAGGTCTCGACCTCCTCCTTAGGCTGGAAAGTTTCTGCTACTGCCGTACCGTGACGATGGATGTGTACTGGTCTCCAACCAGTATACCGTTCGACGTCAAGCGTACGGGCGACTCCCACGTCTGTGTGGTAGTCAAGGAACGTATACCTTTAACGGTAGACGTGAGCAGCGTTGGTGATCCTAGTTTTCGCGGGCTTTCGCCCGCTCAGATAGGGATTTTGGGCGCTCTTGCGAGCGCTCTGATTCCTACAATATCCCCAAGCCGGAAGAGAAAATCCGGCAAGAAAGGTTAGAGCATGTTCGGAAACACACTCACGCTTCCGCACGCCGATGGAAACATCGTTGCGACGCGGATCAACCAGGACGGGTACTCGAGTGAGTACCTGTTCCGTTCTACGGTCCACGAATACCGGGTTAAAATCCGGCATCAGCACAACGCGACCACGCTTCGTGATCGCCACAACATCGAGGTCACCCAAATGGTTTTCCCCACGGCTTCTACGCCGCAGGTGGACCGGAAGGTTTACCTGGTCATCGAACAGATGCCCGGGGACATCGATGTGAAGAACACAGACGCGCTGGCAGACTGGCTTATCGCCACTGCGAACGCGAACGTGACTTCGCTGTTGGGCTGGGAGTCTTAGACCCCCAGTCTGTGGATTGGTTGACCTGGGTTAGTAGGGAGTTGTGGCTTGTAGCCACAACTCCCGACCACCCTGGAGCATGAGTCCGGACCGTACATCTAGACCCCGAAAGGGCTCAGATGAAAAGGTACGTAGCTCATGTCGAATCTCTTTACGCTGAGCTGCTAACAGATGCAGCGTATGCGTACCCTACGTTGGTGGTGGAGTTCGATCGTGACCTTCGCCGCCTCACCCGGTTACTGAATACGAGAGGTCTGCCATTTGCGATGGTAGATCTCCCCGCTCAAGGAAAACACCTTGACAGGTGTCTTGCTTGCGGTCAGTACAGTCCATCTAACCTACCGGGCCAAAAGCCTGTAGGAGGTGGTGTAGTGATCCCGAAATTACTTCGGGGACTCTACTTACTGGTATTCGAACCTCATGGACAAGTGAAGGAGAATGCTGACGTACAGGCTGTCTTCTTTCTGCGCCAATTACTATATGGCGTCAAGAAGGCGACTGTACGCTGTCCTGAAGAGAATGTGGCCAAGGAAATTTCGGCCTTCGTTCTCCTGGACAATGAACTTACGGTTCCATCAGAATGGTGGAAATCGCCGCATCATGCGGCGATGGTGGAAGAGCACACGGGATTTGCATCCCGAGGTGACATCCTCGACCGCCTCGGCTCTCAAGTCGGAAGACCCAGAGCGTTCAGGCTTCTCAGGAACCTCGACAGGATAGCCGGGGTTCTCTCGTCCGCGCTAGGGCCTTATGACCCTATGTGTTGGCGCTTCGCGCACGGACCTGGTGTTGTTTCCGACGTGTACAGTTTTGCTGTGCACGACGACCCGGAGGATTTCGAGTCGTGTCCCGATGACCACAACAGATACAGATTTCCTGTGTGGTCAGAGAGACTGGAAAGCGTGTTCCCTCTTGCTGAGTGTGCTTACTATAACTTAGCGAGTTGGGCCGACGACCCTCGATTAGAGGCGATCGGCTCTTACGAGCCTATGTCGCGTCTGATCGATGTTCCGAAAACCTACACAAAGCCTCGGCTAATTGCCGTGGAGCCCGCCTCTCATATGTGGTGCCAGAAGAATATCCAGCACTACTTGTATGAGCGCGTTGCTGCGTCATGGATTGGCGAGTTCATTGACTTTCGTAGTCAAGAACGTAACCAAATGATGGCCCTAGTAGGATCCAGGGACAATTCATTCGCCACTATCGATCTTTCAGCGGCGAGTGATCGTATCAGTTGTCGCGTAGTAGGTGACATGTTCAGAGCTAACCATGCTCTGCTTATGGCGCTTGCTGCGTCACGCACCCGTTATTGCAAGATCGGCAACGAGCCGATCGAACTAAGAAAGTATGCAACAATGGGCAATGCCACTACCTTTCCTGTACAGTCACTTATATTCCTCGCCGTGGCTCTATCGAGCCTAGCGACGGGTCACGACGCAGATCGCGTCACGCCCAGTAAGTTACGACTGTACAGCGGACTGGTGTCCGTCTTCGGCGACGACATAGTTGTGCCGGAGAGTCACGCTAGGGAGGTTGTGTGCCTCCTTGAGGCTTTAGGCTTCAAGGTCAACGCCGATAAGTCATTTCTGACCGGCCCCTTTAAGGAGTCGTGCGGCGTTGATGCCTTTCGGGGAAATGACGTCTCCCCGATTTACTGGCAAGGTCCCTGCCTCACAAAACAGCCTGAGTCGATCGCCTCTACGATAGAGGTAGCCAACAACTTCTATTCGAGGTTGTTGGTGCACACATCTGTGTGGGTCGAGCGATGCGTAGGGAGAATTAAGTTCCCCTACGTCTCGCCCGGTTCGGGCGTTGCTGGGTTTCACTCTTTCTGCGTTCCAGCTTTACCGCCCCTTAAAAGGTGGAATAAGGCACTGCAGGAGGAGGAGGTGCGCGTAAACTCATTTTCGAGTTTGCCCCGCACGCTTTCCTACAGCGACGACACGTCCCTGCACCAGTTCTTCACTGAGGATCCGTCTTTGACGGAGCCTTGGAAGGCTGGTGTCCGGCTAAAGCCTCTCCTGAAAATCAGGAGGAGGTGGGTTTCTACCGCCCAGCTACAAGCTGTGGTAGTTGATCTATAGGGGGTTGGCCGGTGTCCTATTCCGGCACCAATTTGTGGTAATCCAGGTCGCCGCGAGGTAAGTAAGGGAGAAATCCCCAGCGCCTTACAATGGCGCCCCGGCTGTACACGTGTACCGCCTTTATTAACTCGTTCGGCGTTTATTTGGATTTCGGGGGCCCAGCAGCA